CTGTTAAATTCAATAGAAAGTATGTTTATGGTTATTTCAGGAATGATGGCTCTTTGTACAAGATCTATATGCCCAAGAATCCAGAGAAGAAGTTTATCAAGGTTGAGAATTACACACAGGGTTCTGATCAGTTAACATCTAGTAGTTGTGATGCTTTGATTATTACCTCATCTCTCAAAGACTTAATGGCATTCAGAAAACTTGGACTAGTAGGCTATCAGTCAATTGCTCCGGACAGTGAGAACAGTATGATTACTAAAACTGGTATGCATATATTGAAGCAAAGGTTTAAGAAAGTAATTGTCTTGTTTGACAATGATGAACCGGGTATTGCAGCTGCCAAGAAGTATCAGGAAAACTATGGTGTTAGCTATGTAGTGCTTGATATGGAGAAGGATTTATCTGATTCAGTTAAGGCTCATGGTCTTATTAAAGTCAAAGAAAAATTATTATCTTTATTAAATGAGTTGGATATACAAAAACGTTGAGTTCAAAGACTCAATGATTCCTGAAGGAGCTGTAGGCTTCATATACATGATGACTGCCATTATAGATGGTAAGTGTGTAAGGTATATTGGTAAGAAGAACTTTTACTCCGTCACCAAAAAGAAGATGGGTAAAAAGGCTTTGGCAGCTTTAACAGACCAAAGAGTTAAGAAGTACACAAAGGAGACTAAACTGAATTACAAGCAATACTATAGCAGTAATAAGGTTTTACAAGAGGCTCACAAAAAGAATACGGTTATTCACCGTGAAATCTTAACTATTTGCCATTCAGCTACAGAGCTTACATATCAGGAAACAAAGTACTTATTCCAATATGAGGTACTTGAGAAAGAAGAATTCCTAAACGGGAATATCTTAGGTAGGTTTTACAAAACAAAGTAATATGCGTTCAAAAGAAAAGGCTGAAGAGATCTATAAGAACTCTCTAAAACTTCACGGCCCAGAAAAAGCAAAGACAGAAGCATTGAACTCTGCTCATGCTGCTAAAGCTCTTGCTCCTATGGTTCATTGGGACTATTGGGAAAGAGTAGTAAATCACATAATTTCAAGATAACTATGACAGAATTAGAAATGACAGGCCTCTTAGTTAAGTTGGCCAATGAAGGCGTGACCGGACTTTTAGTAACTTATTCAGGTGGTGGAGATTCAGGTGCTATTGATGATATAGTATATACCACAGACAAATTAGATGAAGATGATGAGATTGCAATTGATCAGATTGATTCAATAGATACATATAGTCCAAATGCTAAGTATCTGCGTGCTTTAAGTTATAGTATGAATGATGATCTTAATGACTTTCTATCTCAGTATATTCTAGATGGTATTGAAGATTGGTGGAATAATGATGGGGGTTATGGTAAAGTAAGTATACTTGTACCTTCTGGTAAGTATAAAATCAACAATAGCATTTACATTACTCATACTGAAGATTACACTCATGAAGGTGATTTGCTAAGTGAAACTAAAGAGTAATGGCACATCCTTGTGAGCATGCTAAATCATCAGCTAGAAAGTTTGGTGGTTTGCCGGAGGATTATCAAAAGATTCATGAATGGTTTGATGAGACTAAGAGTTGGATTGCGCATTCTAAACACAGAATGTTCAGACACCACAGTGAAGGTATCTTTGAATGTGAAAGAATCTTTGGTCCATACATTATTAACTCTAATGGAAAGAAAGTATATACAAGGTATATAGGTGAACAGCATGTCAAAGAAGACTGCAACGGCTATATTCCTACGGCAAAAGAGTGGGTTGACAACATTAATAAGCCCACAGAATGGATGATTAAAACGTTAAAAATTGAAGACTGATGAATTTAAACAAGCAAGAAGCAGAGACACTTCTAAACATGTTGACCTCTGAAGACAAAGACAATGCATATGTAGCATTCCAGGCAATCAATGCATACAAGTTTAAGAAGGATGAAATTGGGTATTTAGCGTATCTGTATAAGTTTGGTAAGCCAGACAAGTCTCAATGGGAAGAGCACTCACCGACTGCATATAAGCAGTTAAAGAAGCACTTTGACATGGAACAACCGCTGACATATGCTAAGGCATTGGCTATCATGATTGAGAACAAGAATAAAAATGAGATTGTAAGCATGTTTTTGGAAAGACATGTGAAGCAACTTGCAAGCATGTTAGATACTATGGGGTACCCCGTAGATAAATTAGACATTAATATAAAGTTGAAAGATGAGTAAACATGATCAACTGGGTAAAGCCAGCAAAGAGTTGATGTGGAAAGAGCCGTTTTATGGTTTCTTTCTTATCATGCTCAACAAGATTTGGACTAATAGAGTTCCAACAGCAGGTGTAAGCAAGAATGGTATTAACTATCAGCTTGCTATCAATGAAGATTTCTGGAGTAACTTACCAGAGAATCATCGTGTAGGTTTACTAAAGCATGAGCTATTGCATATTGCTTTCTTCCACCTGACACAGTATTTTAAGTTCCCTGACCATAAGTTGGCTAATATAGCTATGGACATGGAGATCAATCAGTATATTGACAAAGATTATCTTCCTGAAGGTGGTATCAACATTGATGACTATCCTGAGTTGAATCTTGAAAGAATGGCAGGCTGTAGGTATTACTATGAACAGCTTAAAGAAGCCAAAGAAGATAAGAAACAGAATGGTACTTGTGGTTCTCCCAACATGGATAAACTACTTGATGGTGTAGAACAAGGTCAAGGTACTATTACTATTCAATTGGGTGGTAATGGTGCTGAAGGTGAAGTTCAAGTTCCAGAACATGGTACATGGGAAGAGTTTGAAGATTTGTCTGAGGCAGAGCAGAAACTAATTGAACAGCAAGTTCAAAGAATTCTTACTGAAGCCGCAGAACAAACTGTAAAGAAGAGAGGTACTGTACCGGGTAACATCCAACAGCTACTTGAGAAACTCCAACAATTGGAAAAGCCAAAGTTTGATTGGCGTGGTTATGTAAGAAGATTTACAGGTACATCTACTAAGATCTTTACTAAGAAGCTTAGAAGAAAAGAGAATAGAAGATATTCTGACAATCCAGGTCTGAAGATTAAGATGAGACAACACATGCTGTTGGCTATAGATACTTCAGGTTCTGTAAGTGACAATGAACTTAAAGAGTTTATGAGTGAGATTTATCACATTCATAAGTGTGGTGTAGATGTAACCATCATACAGTGTGATACATCTATTAAATCCATTGAACCATTTGATCCTAAGAAAGATCTTGTAGTTCATGGAAGAGGTGGGACTGAATTTGATCCCGTCCTAGAATATTATAACGCCAATCTTAGAAAGTATACAAGTCTTGTATATTTCACAGATGGTGAATGTTGGACTAATGTTCAACCAAAAGCACCTGTACTATGGGTGCTGTCTGAAAGATCAAGTATGAATGATAGCCTTCCAGGAAAGGTTATAAAACTTGAGCTTTAATTCTAATTTAATTACGTGATCACATTTTTTATGTGTATTTTTGTATATGAAGTTACTAGTACTAAAAGAAGATTTAATTAAAAAATCTGGAGTATATCTCATTGAGTGCCATTCTCACAAATACATTGGAAGCAGTGTTAGTTTATATGATAGATATAAACAGCATACACTTGCATTAAGAAAAGGAAGACACTATAATAACTTTCTTCAAAAAATCTATGATAAATATCCGGATGATATAAGTTTTAAACTTATTGAAATTTGTGATAATTACATAGAGAAAGAAGCTTATTATATTGAATACTATAACTGTGACGTAAATGTAGAGAGAAATCCTGTAACACATGCAAAGAGTAATGAAACAAGAAAAAAGTTGAGTATGGCTAACACAAATAAGAGGTTAGGTCAAGAAAATCATGCTTCAGTAAAAGTATATCAGTATACTTTGGAAGGTTATTATGTAAATGAATATGACACAATAAGAAAAGCTGCTTTAGCTATTAATGGAAATGCAACATCTATAGGAGATGCTGCAAAAGGAGATACTAAATCTGCTGGAGGATATCAATGGAGAAAAGAAAAGTTAGATAAAATTCCATGTATTTCTAAAGCACAGAGAAATCCTCGAACTGTTAAAAATCTTATAATTATTGATCAAGACAGTAAGATTAAAGTTAAGAGTATAAAAGAAGCAGCTGTTTATCTTAATGCCAATGAAGGCACAGTTAGAAAAGCTCTTACACACGGATTTAAGTGTAAGGGCAAAGTGATTAAGTTAGAACTCTAAAAAAAGAAAAAATGGGACAAGTACAATTAAACATTGATGAATTAAAGACATTTTTGGGACATATGGTTAAGAATAACCAGTTCATTCAAGCTCAGGGCAAAGTTCCTGTAGCTGTAAATATTGAGGGTGATGCTGGTCTTGGTAAGACTTCATCTCTAATGCAGTTGG